ATCCATATTGTTAGCATCTGGGTCTGGATAGAAGTTCCAAACAGATACGTGATTTACTTGTGGGATTGTTTTAAACAACGGATCATAATTACCATCTTCATCCCAGTTAGGGTATTCTTTGTCAACAGCAAACGGACCCTTCATTACACCAGTACCAAAGAGTGCCATTTCAAATGCAGCATTACGCAGATGTTTAGTTGCGCCAGACTCTTCTAACTGATCGTGTATTTTCTTTTGCATCTTCTTTGCAGCAATCATAGCTGGACTAAATGCAATAGCTGTTGGTGTTCTACCCGGCCCCTCTTTCAGTTTATCTGAAATAGGCTCAAGTTTATTCTGCATAACACCAAGTTTTTCTTGAAGTGTTTGTGCAGTAGCACCCGGTGGTAAATCGTTACCATCACCCGCAAAACCATAAGGGCTTGTACCCTGACCTTCACGAAGCTGCTCTGGTTCTTGAGGGTCAAAGTGTACGTCAGCAACTACGCCTTCCGGTAATTCAGTAGGCTCGACAGATAAAGGAAAACGCTGGTTTGCAAACAAGACATCAACAATTTGTCCGTAAGCAGCCAGCGTTTTAGTTTTTGTGACTTTAATAAAGACACGAGATTTTTCTGATTCGGTAAATTGAACATCAGGTCCGTACAAACCACGATAATTGCGGTAGGCTTTTAGCCAGCGTTCTTCGTCCTGATACCTATAATCTTCAGACCGCTTATAGCGTTCCATAATAAAAGGAATAATATTGCTTACATCTACGTCAGAGATTGATGTGTCATCGCTATCTTCTAGTGCAATAGCATCATCTTCAATCATGATTTCATCTTCGTTCATATTATTTTTCCTTAGTATCCAAAGGTTGCGTCTGCTACTCGCATACCGCCACCGGGTCTACCCATAGGGTCATAGTCAAATATACTAAATCTTGGTCTGGACATTATACCATATCTAAGAGCGTCATACAAGTGGTCTTCACTCTTTGTATCAATGTCTTCGGGGTTTTTCTTGTCCAACGGTATTGAGGGAAGTTGGGCCGTGAGGTTTGTGCAAGTATTAAAGAAAACAAGTCTAGGCTCCTCAGTAAATTCGTCTATCTGTAAACGCCTATGTATCTCGTTCTTACCAGCTACACGGCTTCCCCTACTTCTATCTGATGGTCGCCAGCGGCAACCTTTACTAATCATTTGCTCTGCTAGTGATGGTCCTGTGTCACCACGTTTGTGCCAAAGAGAACTATCCAGAACACCGTACTTTATATTACCGTCTTCTGCCTCTAAGTCCAGAATCATATCTGCCAAATCTGTGGCAAGGACTTTAGAAACATAGAGTTCTCTATATACGATAAGTTGCTCATTAGGCGCAACGGCAAACCAAACAACAGCACTGTAGCTACCGTAGCCGTAATCGCAAGCCCTAAACTTAACCCAATTATTAGGAATATTATAAGGCTCAACAACATGAACACGCCTGTCAAACTCAGTGAAGGCGGCACCTTCTTTAATATCCCAATCTCCGTCCAAGAGTTGTCGTCTTTGTTGCTCTGGTAGTGAAAGAAGCATGGCTTCGTAATCACCTGCTTGCGAAAGGTATGGGTTATCAGAAAGTCTTGCTGGAATAAATCTTCTCTTGAATAAAGCTTTTCCAGCCTTGCTATGTCCTGCTGGGTATCGCAAGACTTCGGTAGTTTCAATATCGGTTGCATCGAAGGCTCTGTTATATGGCGAAGGGTCAATGAACATTTTCTTAACCCAGTGATGACCTCTACCGCCGGGGTTGGTCGTAGCCCTCATGAATATAGGCAAGTCTGGTGCAGTGGACCGAAGACGACTTCGCATGTAATTCCATGCATATGGTGTGGCCCATTGTGTCAGTTCGTCAAAGCCTATCCAGCTAAATGCTAGACCCTGATAACGCAAGACATCATCATCCCTATCCAGATAAGACATCCACAACCTTGCACCAGATGGCGCAGTCCACTGCATTTTTCTTTCTGACCACTTAATACCGGGCCAGATTTTTGGGTACAACTCTTGCGACTTGAAGATAAGTTCTCGTAGTTCTTCTGTTGTGTGTCGCAGTAACAATCCACTAAACTGTGGATGCCCCATGTAACGTAGTGGATCAGCAAGCATGGCGTATGATTTACCACCACCTGCTGAACCACCATATAATACTTCACGTTCAGCTGCCGCTAGAAACTCTGTCTGCGGCCCAGCATTAGGTTTGAACAATATATTAGCATGTTGTTCAATTTCGCTGCTGTCGTACTCAGGCGATATAGTTTCCTGTATCTTAACCGCTGCTGGCTTTTGAGCCGGTTCTTTGGCTACTGATTTCTTCCGCTTTGGCGATTGCCTTTTCCGCATATTCTGCCCACTTGCGGAGGCTTGCAGCTTGGTTCTTACGCTGTCGTTCATTAGCTAACCGTTTCCTTAAACCTACATGCGAGATGTATCTGCCAGTCTGTGTACTCAACCAATTAGCTACCTCACGATAGCTGTACTGATTTACGTGTGATCTAGCCTTCTCTAACAAGTCCAATTCAATTTGGATAGGTTGAAGAATGTCGGGGTCTTCATCATCCTGTTTATATCCGAAGGGTACTGTACGTGCAATACGTGGGATAGGCACCCATTCGTTTTCTTCTTTAATGTCTGTTGGCTGTGGAAGTTTCCATTTGCCTATGCTACGTGTCATTTTATTTTACGATTGTCTACTGTTGAAAGAACCATACCACCTTTACGGAAATCTTGACTTCCTTTATTTTTATTCTCTGCAGCTTCTAATTCTGCACGTTTTCTTGCAACATATCTTTCACGATGTATAGTTAGATTTTTAGATAACCTGTTTCCACTTTGCCATGCATCCATAGCTTCCTGTTGCAGTGCTTGAATTTCCTCTGCAGTCATCAGTCATCATCCTCTACAATAACAGCTTTAGGTGGCATAAGCATAACACCGCCACTCGCTTCTACCTGCATCTTCTCTGTCTTCACTAGACCTACACGGTCAAGCAGTTCTTTAGCTGCAGACATCTTATCACGAATACCCAATTCAGTTGGGTCGTACAGCGCACCTGTCATCGCCATCGCCGCCTTCGGCGCATTACGTGCCATGTACATTTGAGTCGCCTCAAGTATCTCTTCTTTAATACCTTTAACAATTTCGTTAGTGCTAGAAGTGTCAGCATAGCCTGCCAGTTTCTTGGCAGCAACCATGTCACCACCAGCTTCATCAAACAAGACATCCAGAAACTTCTGTTGCCGTTCTGTTAGTTGTCTAGCCATATGTTATTTACCTTTGTTCTGACACTTATTAACCGCTTTGCAGTTTGCAGGTGTAGGGCAATTTTTACAAGGTTTAAACTTTCCCATTAGTCTGTAATCTTTCTGTAAAGTTTTGCACCTTCTTTAACGAGCATGTCAAAAAAACCTTCTGACTGCTTTGTTTTCTTATAGCCTGTTTTTTCAAATAAAGATTGGCTAGGGTTACTACCAGTGTAAACTGTCTTGGAGCCTCGCTTTGAACCCTTTTTAGTTTCTATATACGCCATTAAAACTCTCCGTTGTGCATTGCATTAGCAAGTTTTATTGCACGTGATTTTACCTGATTTGCCCACCTGCTGTCAAGCATTTCTTTTGCTGCAACATCAAATTTTTCTTCGTGGATAGCGTTCCACATTTTAATAAACTTACACAAACGTGGTACACCCATGTTAAATGCCATATCCATTAAGATAAGTTGACGTACACTGTCTAATCTGTCTACGCAAGGGTGCGCACGTACCAGTTCTTCTTCGACAATCTGTACGTCATTCGTTGCTAGATAGACCGCATCAGCTTCTGTAATACCATATTCATATATGTGGTCTATAGTAGGAATGTCTAGGTCATCTAGTTCTTCCTGTGTAATGCCACGGTCTTCTAGGTTCCGTCCGATACCAATGGTGTCAATACCAAGAGTATCCTGATAAACTTGTAGCTTCAAGCCTTCGTGGGCTATTAGCTTTTCAATAAAGTTTTCTCTACGATACTTCATTTGCTACTACGTGATTCTGAAATACGATGGTTAGACTGTCCGGGGTGTTTGCCTTCGTGGTTCATCCACACGGCGAAAGCCCCTGTCATTGCGCCTGTTACCACAGATACTAAACCAGCCTGTGCTGCACTGGGATCGGACAAGGACATGAACCACTCGACTACACGCCAACTCATAAGCGTCATTACGAGCATCATAAATCTTGGTAGCAGTTTCCATTCAAGTATCTTTTCTGCTGCCATTATTTCTTTCCAAAGAATTTAGTCGCTGAACGAACTCCAAAAGAAGCCGCAACGATAACTCCAAGTGAGTATTGATACCATTCAGGCATTTCGTTGAGTCTTGCGAAGCCATTTGCTACTACCTCTTCCATACCCGGCACAAAGGCAAGGATTAGCGGAATACTGAAAAGTATGGTAAGCCACTCATCTTTCCAAGACGAAGCCGAACTACGAGCCATTTCAATGTCCCAGTCAATCTCGCCAGTGGCCTTCTTTTCCATGATAGCTGCTTCAGCTTTCGCCTTTGCAACTTTAACTGACGATACAGCTTTCGTTTCTTCAAGTTTTCCATTCATCCAACTCCCAGCTATATTAGCTATTGGACCTATCAGTGCTGTCCACATTATGCTCTACCTCTTCTGAACTTAGCGGTTTTCTTTTGTATCGCTTTAGGCTGGCTGACGAACTGCTTACCAGCACGAGTTCCTTCTCTTTTAGCACGGGTTGTAGCCGCATACTCCTGCGGCGATAACGCTTGTATTGCCGCTTTTGGTAAATATCTTTCGCCCGTTGCTTTTGGTCCCTGAGTAGATGGCTTTCCACTTTTAGTACCCCACTCTGCGGTTGTCCAACGCCTAAGACTTGCTTGTGGTTTTTTAAGTGTCATGGTTAAGTTATACCAGTTTCTAATTCAAATGTCAAGTAATTAATGAATAAGCCATAGCAGAAGCAGCTATTACAAAAATAAAAAATCCAAGTGCAATAGCAGAAACTATACCAACAGCAAGTACAATCTTTACTGTTTCCATCATTTCGTTGTGTTTTTTTATTGCTTCACGTCTAGCTGCTGCTGCTGCTTCTTTTGCTTCCCTGATACGTTTGGCTCTTTCATCTAAAATAGCCTGCCACGTACCTGAACCAAACCTGTGGTCTACTAATCTGCGAACTTCAGCTACTTGCTCTGCTGCAAGTTTAGCATCAATCATTTCTTTAGCAACAGACTGTACACCAAACTGGTCAGCTAGTCTAACACCTGCTTTTTTATTGCTTTCTGCTTGTACTTGACTTTGACCCTGCAGCAATGCATCAATATCACTAGCTATAGAACTAATGTCTTTAGCAGTGTTTATGGTAGATTTAATTCCGTCTACGGCACTTTTTACAAGTGCTATGCCTGCAAGTGTTTCGGCAATCATGTTGGTTGGTTCCTACTTGGGTTGAGGCTTACATACTGCAGTTATCTTTAATCGTTTACCATCCTCCACTGGAACAGATCGTTGTCGGGACAATCTTTCAGCAAAGTATATGCATCTATCTATATCTTTAAATTTTTGTGTCTGGTCAATTAGTGTAGCCCCCAGATATACTGTGAGTACAAACTCAATCATTGGTCTTGTAGCAATAGCAACTCTAGTCTTTGGATAGCCATCTTCATGTCTTGAATAGCATCCTTGTCAGCATGACTGACCTGCATGTTGCTAACAGTAATCGTTAAGTCGTGTGTTGTTTTTAGGTTCCAGCCAGCAAGGCCAATCATAATAGCCATTAAACCCGTGATGATTTGTTTTTCCATTAGTTTTTATACCCACCACCTGCTGCCTTATATTCACGTGCCAGCATCTGTGCTTTACGTGCTGACCACTGACCGGGCTTACCACCCTTGCTGCCAGCCTTAATCTTTTCAAATAATCTTTTTCTCAGTGCTGGCTTAGTGTAGTTGCCAGCTTCATTAACTCTACTTTTGCTCTTCGCTTTAGACTGCGCCGGTTTGCTAGTTTTTCTAGCTGCCCCACCTTTCGCAAGTTTTTGCTTTTTCTCCACGTCTGTAATTGTTCCTTTGTTGGCTGATGCGTAGAAGATTTGTTCACCCTTCTTCTCCCCATATTTCTTTGTCATGGCAGATTTAATCTTGGAACCTTTTGTTGTTAGGGGCATCTCCTTTAACTCCTCTGGGGTACGAATGTTTCTTCTATGTTAAACACTACAGTCACTGCACTGTTTGCACTAGCAAGACCACGGAACTTGTCAGCTTTATATAGCCACATAGCTTCTGTAATCTGTAACAAACTGTTTGGAACAAGCGTTACTGTTTCAGCTAATGTGTAGTACGTTGCGTTTTGACTGTCGTACCAATCAAGACTAAACGTAACACTGCTAGATGAAGCGTTGTTTACGTAAATAGATTTAATGTTTGTTTCAAAATTTGCAGGCACTGTGTACAAGTCTTGATTGCTTGTAGTGAGTTCTACGCCTACTGTTCTATTTTTAGTTTGTATCATGGGGCTGTGTTCGCTATGTAAATGATATCGAAAGATGCTGCAACTCGTAGGTCAGCGTTTGAACTGTCTGCAATAGCACGAAACTCGATGTCTGTTTTTTCTGGGATCGGCTGTGGGCATGTAATATCCAAATGATATGAACCCTCAAACAAATCGAACTTGTTTTGTGTGCGGAATACACCATTAAGTTCACGAGTGAGCATACGTATCGTGGCAACTTTATTGTTCTGTACCGTAAACGCAGTGGTGTCTACTTGAAACAAATAAGCTGTATAACCAGCAGGTACAGTCCACAAGGCCATCAGTGTTTGTTGGTCAGCCACCGAAACATATGCGTAGGTAGTGCCGCCGTTGGCAATTGTAATGTTACCAGCAGATGCCGTGTCGCTAGACACAAAGGCACGATACACACGTAAGAAACTGCCGGTGGTCGTTGCGGTTCCCGATGCATCTAAAGTTACTGTTTCAGATAACTCATTGTAACTTGCGTCCACACCTTGAATGGTTACTTCGACATCTTCGTCTGTGGCACCCGAACTACTGGTCGCTGTCATAGTAACAGCACTAGCTGGATAAGCATACAAGCCGCCTACATCCCAAATAGTTTCTTCTGAATCGTCAATGTCGCCGTTGTATCCAAACTTAAATACACGTTTGTGTCCGGCAATTAAGCCACGAGATACTTGCAGGAAGTATGGGTAGTCACCTACGCCGCCACCAAACGTCACTACTTCTGGATAATGTGTGATACTCACTTGTCATTCCAGTCTAGCACATCTCTGTGCTTTTTCCAGAACCAATTACCAATACGAGTAAATGGCTTACCTGTGTTAAGCAAGGCCAGTGCAAAGTAATATATTACTTGCTTTCTCATTTCTTCTTTGCCATTCCACCACGCATCATTTTCTTTGATGCCATTTTAGCCATGCCACCGCCACGCATCTTCTTGGCTGCTACACCGCCACCACGCATTTTTTTAGCAGCCATCTTTGCCATACCGCCGCCACGCATACGTTTCGGTGCTACTTTAGTAGCTGTGCCGCCTTTTGACAAATTATTATACTCATCTAAACGAATTTCTAATACATCTTTCCAGTACTTTTTCATTTTATCGCTTCTAGCGTTTGAAAGTTTTTTTCTAGCTTCTTCTACGGAAGTTTTACCAATCCGTTTAGAAAAGGTTTTTTCAGCCATTTCGTAATCTCCGTCTGTCTATAACTAATGATTGAAACACTTCCTCTGGAAAGTGTTTATAATATCCAGACTTCTGCAGACTTAATGCTGCATCGTCTAGTGTGGATAGCCTCTGTACAAACACCATGCAGTACACTAGGCTGTCATCTGTTGCATCTTCATCAATTAAAAAGTCCAGACCTGCCTCTTCAGCATCATAGTCTGGATGGAACACCATGAGGTGCATGTCTTTGCCAGCAATGGACATGGCCTGATTTACACCATCGCACCACCCATCTAGGTAGTGCATCTCTGGTAGCATTTCACTAGCCCACACAACTATATCATAGTCATGGGACTCAAAGTCTGCCACTTCTTTTGCTAGTCCATCTACCCCTGTGTTTATGCTGAATGTTACTTTATTGTCTAGCCATGCTTGCTTTGCGTAGGGGCAAGGGGGTAATCCATTAAGTTTTGCATTAGGTACTTCAAGAAACTCATGCGACCACTTGCGTATATCAGCTTCTATTTTATGCATATGGGTTGCGTTTACGTGCCTGTGATGTACGTGGGAAGGAGCGATTGCGACTAGCTGTCTGTGTAGTCAGGTTCTTAGGCCGGTTATCACGAGGGTTGCCATTACGATGGGCAACGTCTTTGCCTGCTACCTTTGCCCCAGTCTTCTTGGCTATAGTACGTGCAGCATTGCGACTTGCACGGTTTTGTTTCTGTGCAGGCTTACTGTGGTAGTTAGCGTATTCCTTTTTGTAGTTACGCTTTGCAGGCGCACGAGGAGCCATCTTACTTACCTGTAATCTTGTTGTAGGCTTCTAGTCCCTTTGGGCCACTTGCCTTTAGTGCCTTCAGGCCATCGTTTACTGAACCGCCTGCAGCATACATATGCTCTTTACCGTTAGCCATACCACCACGCATCATCTGTGGTTTCTTGTGATTTTTCATTTTACCCATACCTATAGAGATAGCAATTACAGGTATATCTTTTTTGGTAACAGCTTTACCTTTGCTATTATTGCCTTTTGCAAGCTGATTGCCTAGTTCACGTCTAACTGCACCATAGGTATTTGGGTATTTGTCTTTAAGACGTGACTGAATCTCTTTAATTTTGCCACGCTCCATAGTACCTGTCTGAATACCACGAAGTGCATCATACAATTCCCCACGTTCAGCAGAAGTCATCTGTGACTCACCCTTACTACTATTATCCATTGTTTATTCCTTTACCATTTAACCTTATGCGACCAATACTTCGCTGACAGCTTGCTGGTCGGTTTCCCCTGCGCATCGTGACGTGCATAGTACGATTTCTTACGTGCCTTATCCTTTGCAGATGTAGGATTCTTGCCAGCACCTTGTACGCCTTGCTGTCCAAAGCGAATGAATTTATATGTGTCACCTTCTTTTGCCATCACGGCATGTGACTTAGTTGGATGCTTTGGGGTACGCTTTGGCTTATTAACGCCAGCCAAGCCTTCCTCTTTCATCTTAGTTGCTACTCGTGTAGGTATAGCCATGTTATGTCTTCAGTCCTTTTGGTACAGTTAACTGAACTTCTGTGCTACTACATCTAGCACCCCAGTCTACTATCTCACCCGTATCCATCATACGCTGATGCATAGACATTACCATTTCAGTAGAAGGACACTCCTTCACTGTGGCAGTGTATGTTTTAATCTCGCCATCCGGCATTACGATTACGGATAGGTAGACAAGGATTACGTAGAGTTCCATCACTCATTTCCTTCACTCCACCCTTCTAAACGCATATAGTCTTCTGTTTGTTTAAGTGTAAAGGTACGTGGGGCAAACTTAGCCTCCAATGCACTGCGCACGTAGAATACGTCACTGTGAGGAATATGAAGACGGTCTAATGAATTAGTACGTATGGCTTCATAGAAAGCATCAA